TTACTTGCTAATATACGTGCTGCTATAGGGTCTGATAAATTTGCTGTAGCACCACGTACTGCTTGATATGCAATTAATTGATTTAATAATGTTTCGCTTAAATCTGGTATTGGTGCATTACGTTTTGTATCTATATTGTAACCCATTACTTTTGCCTACTCTTATAATCAAGATAATCATTTAAATTGTAAATTTTGTTATTTTTGTTTTCAAACAATCTGTATGCTTCTTTTGTATCTAGTTTATCGTAAGTGCCTTTACTATCAGAGTAGCCATTTATATTTGCTGCTGCATTGTGCGCGAAAAATTCTTCTAAAAATTTTAATTTTTCTAATTCTTTTCTTAATGTACTTGCACTCATATTTGTATTTAATTTGTCTATAGTTTTTTTCATAATATCTGTTTCATAATTTGATATTGAACCTGCGCCTTTTAATATATTAACGTATGCTTCTTTTGCTTTTTGTGAACCAATTAAATCCCAAGTATTGTATATATCTTTATAAGCCTCTTTGTTTTTACCAAATGCGCCTGTTAAATCTCTAATCTTGCCACTAGCGCCCTCAAATCCTACCATTCGGTTAAAAAACGTATTTAATGTATCATCATCATATTTTAATAATGTATCAAAATTATCTGCGCGTGCGGTAGTTGTCTGCCTAATGCTTGCAAGATTATCTAGAGTATCTTGCGTAGTTTTACCTTTATTTTCCAGATATTTTTTGTGGTCAGTTTCTGACATCAATATACTGCTTCCACCACCCGTAGGTATAAGTTTTGGGTAGCCACCACTATTGCCACTACTATCATCGTCTATTGCAGTAATTCCTGGTATAGTTTCAAAACTACCAGATGGTGTTATTCCACCATACACTATATTACCTTTACTATCTCTGTAATTACCATATGTACTTTCTAAAGCTTGCTTATCTAATCTTTGTTGATTTATTGCATCTTGTGTATATGCCATATATTTTGAGAAATTATCTTCTGGCTGTGATGGATTACCATATCTGTCTGCCATAATACTGCCTAGCAACCCTGCAAGATAACGTAAATTATTAGGTTTTTGCTCTTTACTATTAGGTTGTACAAGATTACCGTTAATGTCACGATAAACAGTTGTTGGCTCTCCTAATAAATTACGTGCTTTGTCAAGTCCTGTTGTTTCATTTTCGTATAATGCAAAATCATCTTGCAAAAAAGGTACTTTAACAGCGTTACTCATATCCTGTAATATACCTTCACCTGTTGGCATAACACCATCACCAGCGTCATCACTTGATTGATTTTGATTTCTTTGGTTATATTGGTCTTCTACTTCTTTTTCAGTAAGACCTTTTTCGTGTACAAATTCGTTACCATCTATTATAGAAATGTCGTAATTTGCTAATTTAGCTAAATCTTGTCGTGATTGTTGTTGTCCACCTGTTGGGTCGTATTTAGCTTGATTTATATTAAGTCCTGTTACACTGCCTGCTGGTATTGCTGCGTTGTAAGGATTGCCTTGGTTGTCGTATACTACATCAGCATCTGGTTGCGCTTGTATTTGTTGCGGTATAAAACCTTTTTCTGCATTTATCATATCATTTTTTTTATAGTTAAATTCCTGGTCAACATCTTGTGCGCGTTTTAATACATCTGCTTCTTGTTTTGTTAATGGCTCTTTAGGAAAAAGAGGTATGACTGTGGGTCTATCGCTAACTTCACCTTCTTTGTATTGTTTACTTAAATTTTGTCTTTCTATGCTGCCTTCTCTGTAATTATTTCTCATCATATCAATTGCACTTGGAGGACTGACAGGAATATCTTTTACTGTTAGTTCTGGCACTATATTATTGCTGTCGTCTTGTGCAGGTCTATCTAGTGGTGGAAACATTTTTTCAAATGCTTCTTCATCAAAATCTTCGTAACTACCATCTTCTTTTATGTTAATTACAAAATCAGGACTTTTTTCTGCATCAATTATATTATTGCTTGGTTTTGGTTGTGTTTTGCTAAATTCTCTTGCGCGTTGCAAATCATCTAAAGTAATATTTGCACCTGGTGTTTCAAAATTTCCCATTACAGGTAACAACTGATTTCTTACATTTGGGTCTTGTAAATTAATTTTACTTCCACGCTCTATACCAGTTTTGTTGTATATATTGTCTATATATGCATTTTCAGGATTATTATCATCTTTAGGCGCAAATCTTTTTACCATGCCTTCAACTGTGTCTATATTATAAAATTTACCATAATTGTTTAATATTTTATCAGCTGCACGTATACCACTTACTCTATTATCAAATTGTGAGAAACCCGAATCATCTTGCCCTGTTTGCCCTTGCCAATTATTAGCTTTATTGTATCGTATATTTAACAAATTATTATTTCTTTGCCCACGATACGGCTGTCCTGTTTTTGGATTTATTAATATATTTGCTAACAGTGCATTTTGCTGTAAGTTACTCATGTTCTTCTCTTTTATTATTAAATTTTATTGACCTAATACACCGCCAATTAATGTACCTGCAAATGGATTCGCTGGCCCCATAGCAAGACCTAACAATCCTTTACCTATCATACTGCCAGCACCACCGCTTTTAGATGTTGTTTCATTTGAGACAGAATCTGTATATTTAGGTGTAGCACCAAGTATGCCACCCTCTATACCTGCTCTTCTGTAATAATCATCATATTGCCTCATAGCTTCTTGATATTGTGCATCTAATTGTGCTTGGTCTAAACCGCGTTGTGTTTGCCCATATTGATTTTCTATTCCGTATGCTCTGTAATCTGCATCAGATAATTGTCCTGCCATATTACCAACTTGTGCTGCACCGCGTAAACGTAAATCTGCACCACGCAAACCAGCAGCTTGATTGTATGAGTCAGCCTGTAATTGCCTAGCAGCATCTGCTTGCAATCTAGCCGCTGCATCTTCATAACCTTGACTTCGTAATTGACCTATAGTTTTTGCAGTAATGTCAGCGTAATTACGTTCATTTTCAGCTTGTTGTATTGCTTGTCTGGAGCCACCAAATGCAGCAGATTTAGCAGCTTGTGCATCTATATTTTCAGCACTTCCCATTTGTTTACGTTCTATGTCACTAACTGTATTGTCAATAACTTGTTGTATATATGGATTCATATATCCAGATATGTCCATATCAGTAAAATTTTGTGTTTGTATTTGGTCTGGCGTATATTGCGCACCTTGTTGTGCCATTTCTAAACCTTGCTCCATAATACCACGATTGCTAACATTGTTTGACATATAATTAGACAATGCTTCCGTTTCCATGTCACTCATGCCAGCAACACGTTCACCTGTATATGGCGTGTATGCTTGTTCACCAAATGCTCTTGCATTTGATGCAGCAGTATTAATCATATTTTGTGTAAATGGGTCTACTGTTTCATTTCTTTTTGTTTCTTTTTTTGTTTTACTGCCCATTACGGCCTCCATATTAAAGTTTTGCCATCTACAACAAAACCTAGTTTTTTTAATAATCTATTCCAGCCCTTACGATGCCCAAATGTTTCAATGTAACTACCACCTAAATCGTTTACATATTTTTTTGCGGCATCTACTAAAAGATAAAAGTCTTTTAAGTCTCCACCATATAGCCAAACATTTAATCCAACAGTGCCATCAGATTTGTTAGCTATTTCTGTTATTGCAGCGCTGTTATTAGCTGGCCAATATTGCGCTTCTTTGTTTATAACAGCCTCTTTAACTTCTTCATATGTATGCTTATGCCCTGAACGTGCTAAAGCGTTGATAATTTGTATTTTATGATTATCTATGTTTACAATGCTGTCCAAGACAATACTCCAGAATTATCAATACTTGCACTGTAACGTGTTCCGTTAGGGCTTGTCAGTATTAATCTATTATTTGCGTTTATATTTATATCTTCATTAATTTTACGTGTTTGCGTCATTTCATATGTAATATTACGACGTGTTTCTATTTCATTTACTGCATCATATGTTGGCGTAGCATCAGGTAGTCTCATCGTTTACTCCCTGGTTTAACTTCAATGCGCGGTATACCAAGTCGCCAATTAGTTGACGCAGCACCTATTGCTTTAACAAGCATTTGTCTGCCATGCACTCTTATTGGTACAGGCTGTCTAGTTGCTGTGTAGGGGCCAAAACTACGCTCTGTGCCATTAGGATACATTTTAGTTTTAAATGTCATGCTAACGTCGCCCTGTGCGCTTTCATCAGGATATAAAAACGTAAGATTAGAGCTATTTTCACCCGTACCTAATTCTACAGGCCCATGCTCAATAAAACTAATTGCACCATCATGGTTATAACCTACTTCATGGTCATAAACATAACCATAAGCATCTACAGCTATTGGATATGGCAATGGCGCTTTGTCTGTCGCACATAATCTTGATAAAGTGCCTTTGTTCCAATGTCTTTCTCTGTAGTCATAAACCACATATTTGTCATTTTCAGTGCTATCAGCACTAGGGTAAAACCACCAAACCTCACCAAATGATGCGTTATGCCAAGCAGTAACTTTACTAATTTGCGCTCTGTTAATATCTTTAAACACTGCATCATGTACGTCACACGCTATAGGTTGGCTGTAACCTGTATAAACATAAAAGTTTTCGTGTGACATCCAATATGCTGCGCCATCAGCCGTTGTCACCGCACCAGCAGATACTAAGCCGCCACCAGCGTTATCTTGCGGAAATCCATAAACTAATGGCGGCCCTAAATATACAACGCGCCATACATCTTTGTCTGTAAATATAAGGCTGCCACCTTTTACATTAACAGCATTTAATATTGTTCCTGCTGTTTGTAAGCTAAAGTTACCAGCCTGGTTGTTAGCTGCGGCTGTCCACTCATTTCTATCTTCTTGGTCAGACCAAGCAATATCTCTTGGCACTCCTGCTGCGCCTAAACACATTACAATACGTTCTGGCGTTACTAATACGCATTTATTGCTTATTGGTGCATTAGTTACTTGTGTAGCTACTACGTTAGTATTTAAGTTCCATTCGTACAGTTTTCCATCATCAGGCAATACACCTAACAATATTTCACCAAACGTATCTAACGACCAAATACTTGCTGGTAATAATGTAGTATATGCTTCTGGATTACTTTGCCCAAACGGGCCTTCTCCAAAACCGCCACTACCATACCCTGCGCCTGTTGTAGCATCTGCCCTACCAACCGTTAAACCTGTAGGTGTTATATCGCTCAATACTCCACTAATTGTCATGGCGTACAAATTGCTGTGCGTACCTATTGCAGACCACGCTTGACTATTGTTATCACGCCAACTTATTACACGTCGTGCTTTGCCTGTAACTGTTGCGTAACTATTAGTTGCTTCTGTATATTCAGTTCTTTTTCTCCAGCCACCTATTGGCCCTAATGCACCAAACTGCCATCGCACTAAATTAGCATCAAAATTACGGCCTTTAGACTGATATTCTGTGCCGTTACTATATACGCCTGGCGGTATGTTTAATGGTACTAACATTAACTAAAACTCACTGTAACTGTATTTGTATAAATTACATTGCCGCTATCAGTATCTGTTACACGACATCTATAAACAGCATTGCCTACTTGTAAATCGTTGTTATAACTAAACACTGTAGAAGATGCAAATGGCGTTACTGCTGATAAATTTATAGCAGCCGTAGTACCAGATACATATTGCCATAAATATGCAATATTTTGACCCCCGCCTGTGACTGTAACTGTTGCATAACCGTTATTTGGACTGCTTGATTGCCCTACATAAAGTTGGCGTATATCATTGTAAGTTACATTACCATATAATTGTGTAGGCGCTGTTGTAGCTTCAAATGCAGTAGAAACAACTTCCCATGCACTACCATTCCATCTTTTGACACCACTATTAGGTTCCACCCACGCACTACCGTTGTAATACTTAGCTGTTACCTCTGCAAATGCAGTGCCGTTATACGTTTTTATTGCCATTATGTACTTGTATCAAACCAAATGTCATCTGTTAATG